CGGCACAAGATACGCGGCAAGATTTGGAACGTGCGGCGTGTGCCAAATTTAGGAAAGTTTTTAGACTTAGGACAGACTCGCGGCTCATGCGATCCGCCCGACAAGAAGAACAAAGAAATAAAAATACTGAGTTCACTGCGAGGCCAAGAGTTAATTGAAGTGTTGATTCACGAAGGATTACACGCGGCATTTTGGGACATCGACGAAACAGTGATCGAGCAAGTTGCAGACGATTTAGCAAGATTACTGGCGAAAGAAATAACAGGATTGAACGAATAAATGGTCGCAAGAACGATTGCACAAGCAGTAGCTAAACCAGTAGCGGTGACGTTAGGGAATCATGAAGGCGCTCCAGCCTTCTCTCCAGCCGACATAGCCTCGTGCCGCATCCTGCTTGATGCTTATGACATTTCCTCGTGGACCCAGGATAACGCAGGGGCGACACCGCTAACAGCTTCAGGCCAAACGCTAGGACGGTTTGTCAGCGGTACGAGTCACGCAACGCCATTCACGCAAGCAACTACACTCGCCAGACCAACATACACTGTGTCTGGGGCCGAACGATTCTTGTCGTTTAACGGCACGAGTAATAGTATGTCTTGCTCTGCGTTTGCATGGGGCAGTCCTCGCGTAACAGTTATTGCCGCACTAAGAATACGCAGCAATGCCGCTCAGGGGATGGTGTTAGAACAATCAACAAGTACAACATCAGTTGATAACTCCTTTGGACTAATTGCACCAGCGTCATCCGGCGGGGACTTAACTTTTGCAAGTCGAAGTCGCGGGACAACTTTAGTCGCAAATTTTATTACGCATTCGGCAGCGGCACCACTAAAGACAGTGGCAACAATGTTCGGTCGTTGTGTGACTGGTGACTTTTTATCGCGAATGGAGTTAGCAACTGGTCTTAATGCACAGCTAACAACATCGCAAGGGACTGCTGGCGACTACGGCAATCATCAAATTTTTATTGGGAGTCGGGCTGGTTCTACCCTATTTTGTCCAATGGACCTTTTCCGGCTAGCAGCATTCACTGACAACCTCACTGGCACTGATCTAGCAGCCGTGCAAGCATGGGCAGCGGAGGCAATCGCTTAACATGGCTGTCCTTGGGAAAAAAGTAATCGGTCAAGCTGTACTGTCTCGTAATGCAGATAGCCCACTGGCAGCCGGTCCATTCCTGGCCAGCGAAGATGGCACGATAACGGGCATCTCGATTTACACCACAACGACTGGCGGATCGATTAAATTGGCGGTTTACGAAGTACCAGAAGGAAGTTCGACACCATCAGCACGAGTCGCAGCGACCGGCTCAATCACTGTTAATAGTGCGGGCTGGCAGACTGGATCGGCAACAGGCAATATAGTCCGAGGCAAGTTCTACTGGATCGCGTTTGTATCTTCCGTGACCCGTGACTACCGGCTGAATTACACCGATGGTTTTTTTACGTGGGTTACTGATGGCACGTTTGCTGGTGGATTAGCTTCAACATTCATTTCGGGTGCAACCACTAGACTGCGAGGCTTGAGTGTCTACTTAGACTACACCCCAGCAGCAGTCAGCCCAAGTGACACGTCGCTACAGGCAAGGATCAATCGTGCAACACCTGGATCGACAGTGCGAATCAAGTACGGGTTTTACAACGAATCTGTGGTCATCAACAAGCCGCTAAGGCTAGTAGGTGTGCCGAATCGCAAGGGGCAGTTACCGATAATCCAAGTTGGAACTCTGATCACCGACTGGACGTTATCGACGGAACCAGAGCATGCTGATGAAAATGTCTGGTACAAGGATGGCATTAGTGCTACATGGATTCGCGCCTTACAATTAGACGGAAAGGGCGTGCAGGTCATCCAAAAAGACCCTTCCGCGTCCGGCGCTGGCGCAACAGAAGCACAAGCAACGTCACTGCGCAACTACCTACTAGAGAACCCCTGGAACGACACTTCAGGTCATAACCTATCGGGCGCTACGATCAATTTCTGGCAGTGGTACGACGCATTGGCAGCACTAACGCCAACTGACAGGCTGTATCTGCGTCTGAAAAATAACGCTAACCCTAACCACATGACGTGCTATCTGACAGTCGGTCAAGGCGAGTCAGACAAATGGCAGTCAGATCATGTGGCAAACGCGATCACATGCAGCAATCAAGCTATTGTCTCGATTCGCAATTTGGAGCTTCGTGGCGGAACTAATGGCATAAAAATCGAAAACAGCCAGAACGTATCGGTAGAGGACTGCCGAGTAAACACGCCAGGAATACGCAATGTATGGCTAGTTGATAGTGAAGATGTTACGGTACAGAGAAATGAATTGACCGGAAACTGGATGCAGTCTAATTGTGTTCCTGGTATCGGAAGGATCAGCGACAAAGCCAAGGCGGGAGATTACTGCTGGTATCTAAGCAAGGGCTATTCGGTGATGGATACCGTCGCACCTCACGGTCGTTGCATTGATATCTACGGCGATTCAGACAACGTGATCGTTCGGCGTAATAAAATCTTCCAGAACGGTGGTGGCGTAGGGATCAGTTCTGGGGACGACAATCAAGCAGTTAATGCCACCATCGAGGACAACATTTTTGAGAATCTATACTCGGCAGCGGTGGTGTTTTTTCGGGGCGCGACAGGTACGATAGCTAACAATATCTTCCGCGAAAACAACATCATGTTTCGCTCGCAAGATATGGGATTAGCGGGGCAGGTAAGCACATCCGGCCAGATCATAAACAATACGATCACGACACTCGAAGCTGCTGGTAACATGCTCCAGGCACACTATTTCCCAAGCACAACGACATGGACGCACGCAATTACGTTCAGTAATAACTTCATTCAGAACATCGGACCATTTATCGCGAACCAACAGGCAGCGATTGCACAAGTATCGGCTAGCGGAAACGTGTTTGACACGGCAGGATCGTTTTCAAGCAACACTATCTCGCACGGAATGACCGCGTTTGCTGGCAATTGGGTGGGTGGCAATTCTGGAACAGCACCGAATCAGTCATGGTACGGTGCTGGAAACAACTACACGCTCAACCAGCGGCTAAGCGGCACCACGCTGCCAGTAGGCTTTAAATCCGCTGGCGTACAGAATCAGCAGAAACCTGGAATCAGAAAACATCGCAATTGGCTATTTGAATAATGCTACACACTAAAACATTCACAGGCGCGGCAGGCGTTGCGCATCGAGCCATTCCAGCACCACCAGACGGCAAGCTGACCGACGCTCTGGACTACGGTGTCGCATGCACTGAAGTATCAGCAGGCGGCTTTACTGTCACTCTGGACGACTCTGAGTTCACGCACTGGTACATTTTCGAGTCAGCCGCAAATCCGACCGACTGGGACGAATGGGTATGGCAGTTTAATCTCGATCAAGGAGCACTCACTGAGCAGTACGACACCGCAACACTCGTCGATTCGTTCAATCGTTTTGCGGTGACTGGCAGCGGTGTAACTCCAGACGTATATACAGCCGATATCGGGATTGCCGTATCTGGTAGCGGGAACACTCGGCAATGGGAGTGGACAGTCGCGACGAAGGATTGCGTGCTGTTTCGCTCGGACGTGCCAGATGGAACTGATAGGTGGGTTATCGAATGGGACGGCCTGACTTTTTTCTTAGGTCCAACAGTCGCCTCACCGCTAGGCACTTACACGAAGCAGAGCACTGCCTCAACAGTCACGCTAGCCAAAAAGCAGATCGCAAGCAAGGCTTGGCGATTTAAGAAAGATTCATTAAGTAATGTAACTTTGCTGGTTGCAGCAGGAGTGGTCACGTTACGTGCGCCGGTTTCTCCGACGGGAACAATACCAGGACCAATACTAGCGGGTGATGATTATCTTGTCAGCAATTCACGTGCGCTTGAATGGTATGTAGACCCGATGGAATATGACCTAGAAGAGTATGTTTTTTCGTTTGCAGCGGAAAGAAAAGGTATCTCGGCATGGTCGGTGATTGGCACATCTACAGTAGAAACAGTTGATGGCGAGGAAAAATGGAAGTTGACATTTGAGTTGCCTGCAAGTGTAACATCGGACTTAAGTTCCGGTCGTCATGTTTGGTCGGTAAAAAGTAATCGTGACGAAGTAATCACGACAATAGCAATTGGGTCGGTACAGGTAATGAACGCAGCTTAACAGAAAGGTCAAGCAGATGGCACAAGTAGCAACAGTAACCACAACAGGAACAGGGCAAGCAGCCGATTGGGTTTCGTGCGGTCCCGGCGATCACGTATTAGATTGCACGTGGGCAGGGTCGGCAGGAAATGCAACGCTTAACAGTCGAGGACCAGGGCAATCCACATGGGTAACGCTTGAAGATGCAGCCGGTGAAGTGGTGTTGACCGCGAACAAGTCAGTTAGGGTCGCAGGCAATCGCCAGTACAGTGTGACGGTCACGACGCATACTTCGGCGTTGTCAATCGTGGCGAACTCGTGCGGTCGATAACCCCCCACCGGGTTGGGTCCTTCCTGCCAAAAAAGCAGTGACGAGGTCGACGCGGGGCTCGGTTTTCATACACACAGTCCGGCTTTTTGATGTTTTGAGTTAGGTGCCGCTATAGGGGTCAGGGGTGACTTACGCATGCTTGAGACTGCGATCAGGCGAAGATACCCAGTTGATGCAGAGCGGGCGGCTGCAACGGTTAATGCGTTCTTGGGCGATGCAGATCCAAGGGTCGCATTGAGAGCGGCACAGATCGCGGCAGTGATGGAGGGTCAGAATCAAAAGGATGAGCATAACGCAGCAATTGCCGCACTTATCGAGATCCGGGCTCAGCTTGCTAGTCTCGGACATAACGAGCCAGATCAGCAGCATATCGAGTCAGCCGATAGCGACACAAAAGCTGGTAGTTGAAACGACTGAGCACGGCAAAGATACTCTAAGAAAGCGAAATACTCGCAGTGCAAATGCTCGCGTCTACATTCCCGAACCACTTGACCTAGCACGGCGTGAAGCCTGTTTGCAAGATCCAGAACGAGCACTGCGAACCTACTTCACGCGAATCTTCTACAACCCGTTTTGTCGGCATCATATCGCCATGATTGAGGCGATTTGGGAGCGGGCGATAAGTGGAGGGGATAAAGCAATCGCGGCTCCACGCGGTGACGGCAAGAGCCAAATCGTTATCTGTACGGCTGTCATGGCCTTACTTGGAACATCGACGCAGTTTCCGGTCCTTATCGGCAATACTATGGTCAAAGGTCGAAAGCTGTTTCAACAGTTCCGCAACAAGTTCGAGAACGGCAGCTTGTACCCAGAGTTTCACGGCGACTTCCCAGAGATCACCGCTTGTGTTGATGGGCTGGAAGGAGCACCACAGCGGGCAGCCAAGCAGCACGTTGACGGTCAAAGGACGTTTATCACATGGAGCCAGCATTTATTGGTGATGCCGACAGTGCCGCCGCAGAAATGGGGAACGACGCATTGGGGAGGTAAGCGGCTGACGTTCTTTGGCCTTGACTCAGCGATTCGTGGCGAAGGCTTTGAGCACATGCGCCCGGACCTGGCGATCATCGACGACCCAGAAACGCGGGAGGTAGCGTTTTCACCGACTGACCGGCACGAAGATATTGAGCAGATGATTGACGGCGACGTTGCAGGCTTGAGCGGTCCAGATACTAAGATTCCGCGAGTGGTGCTGACTACGATTCAAAATCCAGATTGTTATTCCTTCCGAGTCACCGACAAGCACCTGAAGCCGTCGTTTGATGGTGAGCGGTACGCTCAGTTGGTCGAGTGGCCGACGCATCGCGAACTTTGGGACGAGTATATTTCACTTAGGCAGAAAGACCAAGCGGCAGGTAAGAAGGACGGACCAACTGCAACTCAGTTCTATCGCGACAACTACGACGACATGAACGCTGGTGCGGTTATAGCTAACCCTTATCGGCATGTCAAAGAAACCAATAAGGACGGCGACGTTATCGAACTGGACGCACTGGCAGCGTTCTTTAACCGCGTGGCTGATTGGGGGCTCGATGCGGTGCTGGCTGAATTGCAGCAGCAACCAGCAAACCATAGCGAAGTCGATAACCGCAAGCTAACTGCTGGTCTAGTTCAGCGACGCATGAGCGGACTAGCACGCGGCGAGCTACCTAAAACGGATCAATACAAAATCACAGTCGGGCTCGACATCGGCAAATACTACTCCCACTGGACAAAGCTGGTAACGCATGGCAACGCGATCAGTCACATCGTCGACTACGGCATCATGGAGACGCCTGGCTTGTCGGCAACATCGGACGAAATGTCGATAGAGACAGCAATCCTGAAATCGCTGGAAGCGTGGAGAATCGACACTCAGAGCGAGAATCCGCCGGACATGGTGCTGATTGATTCTGGCGACTACAGTAACGCAGTCTATGCGTTCGTCCGGCAGTACGGTTCACCATTCAACGCATCGAAAGGTCACGGAGGTAGTAAGCTACATTTTGAAGGCAAGGACTCGGAAACCCGCAGGCAGTTTGAGCGGGCTAGAGCGGATTACCAGTCAGCGGCTGGCGTGTGGCTATTCAACTTCGATTCGGAGTACTGGAAGCACCAAGTACAGCAAAGGCTACTGACGGAAACGATTAACCAGCAAAATCAACTAACAGACGGAGCGTTATCACTGTGGAGCACATCAGACGCGAAGGAACACCTAAGTTTCTCACATCACCTAGTAGCAGAGGAGCGGAGGGAACAATTTATTCCAGGGAAAGGACTAGTGAGCAAATGGGCAGTCGTAAACCGAAACAATCACTGGCTAGACGCGACAGCACTAGCACTGCTGGCAAGTTCGCTGCAGGGCTTCAAGGTGATTCCGAAGCCAGAGCCGAACCAGTTGCAATCGTACAACCCTCAACAGTCGCAACAATCGAAACAGCCAGCACAGCCACAGAACCGATTTCGGCAGAGGCCGGGCGGCTGGATTCAGGGAGTGAGGAGGCGATAGAGCCACAGCCAAAACAATATACGCCACCAGTCTGCAGCGTGTGCGTAGCTTTACCTGGCCTTAGCTATACGGAAGTCTACGGAAAAGTCACAACTGAAAATAGCATTGTTCGATATTGCCGTTGCAGAAAATGCCGGAACACGTGGAAGGATATTACACCGCGTTTCAACGGTGGTTGAATAAACAGGCTTAAAGCCACTAAGAAATAGTCAATCCGTGCTATCTTGCGGGGCATGGATGCAGCCGCACTTCTAAACGCGATAGAAACCGCAATCACTGCTTTGCTGACTGGGCAACACTCCAGCTACAGCATTGGGGCAAGGACCGTCACGCGGCTTGACCTTAAGACGCTCATGGAGGAGCGTCGTTTGCTTCAGAACGAAGTCAGCCGCAGTGCTGGTGGCGGTGCAATTCGCTTAGCGAAGATTACGAGGCCATCAGCATGATAGGCCGCTTCGTTGATTCTGTTATCGAGTCCATTGCACCAAGTGCCGCACTGAAGCGGGCTCAGGCTAGGGCTATTCTTGCTCGTAGTTATGCCGGTGCAGAACCGAGCCGCTTAGACGGCAATCGTCGTCCGCAGAACAGGCCAGCCGATCAAGAGATGCTTGGGCCAGCCGGGGCCGACAAGCTGCGAGCATGGGCTAGGACTCTAGTTCGCGACAACGCCTACGCTTGGGGCGTGGTCGATACGATTGTTTCATCAGTTGTCGGGCAAGGTATCAGGACGCAATCGCTACTGGAGACGCAAGACGGCGAAGACGTAGAACTGACAAACGAGATCCGCGATAAGACCTGGAGCGATTGGGCTAAGGTCTGCGAGCTTACCGGCCAGATGTGCTGGTCGGAAGTGCAGGCCATGTGTCAACGCGAAATGGCCGAAGCTGGTGAAATCCTAATTCACATGGTAACGGTTCCGCTGATTCATAACGGAATCCGTCGACCAGTACCGCTGGCACTTGAACTGATTGAAGCGGATCGTCTAGCCACTGACCGAGACACCTACCAGTATTCACGCTCAGAAGGTCGTCGGGTTGTGCGAGGCGTTGAGCTTGATGAGTTCGGCAAGCCATGTGCCTACTGGATTTACCCTGCTCACCCATTGGACTATCACAGCTTTAGACGCGAGCCAGTCCGTATACCAGCAGAAAACATACTGCACTTATTCCGTCGTGACCGAGTTGGACAGACTCGCGGCGTTACGTGGTTTGCTCCTGCTGTGTCCTGGATGCGGGATTTAGGTATCTACCTAGACAACGAGATGCAAGCCGGTGCGGTTGCGTCCTGTGCTACGGCGATGATTAAGACTGAAACACCGCTGCCGTCATTGATGGGACCGACTAATGGCGATTCTTCAGATACCAACGGCAACCAGTACAGTTACCTAGAGCCTGGGGCTGTGTTCTATCTGCGTCCAGGTGAGTCGGTTGAGACAGTTAATCCATCGAGACCCAACAGCAACGCAGAGCCTTGGATAGCCTTGATGCTGCGAGGTATCGCAGTTGGCACTGGTCTTTCTTATGAGATTGTTGCACGCGACTTTTCGCAGACTAACTACAGCAGCAACCGAGCTAGTCAACTGGAAGACCGCCGACGATTCCGCTGCTGGCAGTCCTACCTAATCAACCATCTATGTTCCCCTGTGTGGCGTAAGTTCAACGAAGCGGCAGCGTTGATTGGCAAGGTCGGCTTTCCTTCGATGCACCAGCTATCTGAAGACTTCGACCGCTATGCTCCTTGCGAGTTTATGCCGCCGACTTGGGAGTGGGTCGATCCATCAACAGAGCAATCATCGAGCCAGAATGCCATCGCCGCTTACCAAGCGACCTACGCCGACGAGCTTGGGGCAAAGGGGCTCAACTGGCGTCATGTGTTTTATCAGCGGGCGAAGGAAAACGCACTGCTAGCCAAGTTGGGATTGTCGGCGATCAACTGGAATCCGAACCAACCGCAGCAACCGCAAGGCGAGCAGGCAGTAAGTGCAAGTACGCATGCAACTGGCGAGCTTGCCGCAGTATCAACCCTGCAATTCAAGCGAAACCGCAAGGCTATCGAGTCTGTGTTGGCTGAACTGGCTGAAGGCAAAATTACCGAAGCGAAAGCTCGAGTATTCCTCGGTAGTGTCGGCATGGCTCAAGAGTCAATTGACGCACTGATAGCCGATGCGATGGACGGTAGCGGCAAGCTAGAAAGCGTGGAGGCTACTGATGGCGACAACTAAAAAAATCAAGTCGTTCAAGCACAACGAGCCACCAGCTAGCCAGATGGTCATGCGAATGGTGGAAGTTCGACGCGAGCAAGCCAACGCTGAAACAAAGTCGGTTCCGGTCGTCATCGCTTCGGAGAATCCAGTTGAACGCTGGGACGACAACGCAGGCGAATACTACCGCGAAATCCTATCGATGGACGGCGTTCGATTCCGCACTAATCGCCAACAGTTGCCGATAGTCGATTCCCATGATCGATCAACTGTTCGTAACGTGCTGGGCAGCGTTCGCAATATCAGAACAGAAAACGACAAGCTAGTCGGCGATGCGACATTCGCACGAGATACCGATTCGCAAGTGGCTTACGAAAAGCTACTAGACGGACATCTGACAGACTTTTCGATAACCGCAACGCCAACGGCACAGCGGGCAATTCGTCGCGGTGAATCAGTGGTTCACGGCACTCAGGAAATAACAGGGCCAGCGGTGATCGTCACTGAATGGACACCCACAGACGCATCGCTAGTAGCAGCCGGTGCAGATGAAACTTCAACCGTACGCGAGCTGCTGCGTAGTTACTCGAACTCTCATAAGGAGACTAAACGCATGTTGTCAGAAGGAATCAAAGCCGCACTCGTAGCCAAGGGAATGCCCGAACAGATCGACGATGCGGAACAAGCACTAGCCTGGGCTGCTGGGCTTATGTCGGCACTAACGCCAAGCGTTGCTGTCGAGGAGCCGATTCAGTCGGCAGAAGAAACGCCAGTCGTCGCAGAAGAATCGGACGCCGAAGAACCAGACGCGGAAGAAATCGAAAGCATGGAAGGCGAAAAGGACATGAAAGAAGAAATCGAAAAGGCTGTGGCACGTTCGGCAAAATCCGAGCTACAGCGACAAAAGGAAATCCGAGCAATAGTCGAGTCAGTGAAGATAGAACGTGCGTTCGCTGACGAGCTTTGCGACTCCGGTGTTACTTTGGACATCGCACGTCAGAAGGTTTTGGAAAGAATGACTACGACGCAACCACTGGGAAGCGGACCATCAGTGGTTCGCGAAGGCCGCGAAGAATTGCGCAAGGCAATGCGAGCGGGTTTGATTAGTCGAGCATTGCAGGGCAGCGGGTCACGCAATACTCAAATCGCCGACGCTGACAAAGTTGCTGGATATCAGGACTTTGAGCGTATGTCGATGCTGCGAATGGTCGAGCGATCATTGCAGGCAGCGGGACTGGATACCAGCCGCATGGTTCCCAAAGACATGACGATGCTTGCCTTTGGTCATCGACCGACTATCGAGCGACTGCAAAACGCAAACATCATCCGCGATGCCTATCACACAACTGGTAGCTTTGCAAACCTGCTTTTGGACGCTGCCAACAAGACGCTTTTAGCCGGATACGAAGAAGCTCCATACACTTGGAATCTTTGGGCTCGGCAAGCGGCTAGTGTTGCCGACTTCAAGAACATCAACCGCATTCGGTTTGGCGAATCGCCTAACTTGGAAATGGTTCCCGAAAACACCGACTACAAAGAAGGTGCAATGACCGACAGTAAGGAAACTTACAAGGTCGAGAAGTTTGGTCGGCTGTTCACGATCACTTGGGAAACAGTCGTGAATGACGACCTGGACGCGATCAGCCGCATCCCTCAGATGCACGGCAACGCAGCACGACGTACACAGAACCAAAAAGTGTACGAAGTGCTAACCAGCAACCCGACTATGGGTGATGGTGTGGCGTTGTTCGGTTCTCACGCATCTGGAAGTAACACCAGCGGCGGCGCGGGTGCTCCAGCAGTCGGCACGCTTAACACTGGGTTTACCGCAATGCGTCGGCAGACCGGCTTAAACAGTTCAACGATTTTGAACATCGCACCGCGATACCTGATTGTGCCAGTGTCTTACGAGGCCACTGCATTGGAGCTAGTCAACTCGACCAGCTACAACGCAGCCAACAACAACGAAGGCGTCCGCAATATCTACGGCCCTGGCGGACCTCGTAGCCTGACCGTGATCGGCGAACCGCAACTTGATGCGTCCAGCACCACAGTTTGGTATCTAGCCGCTGACCCAGGACAGATCGATACCGTCGAACTTACATTCTTGCAAGGTGAAGAATCGCCGGTCATCGAGAGCGAATGGGACTTTGATAAGGACGTGTACAAGAACAAGGTTCGACAGACGTTCGGAGTCAAGGCAATCGATTGGCGTGGGTTGTTCCGCAACTCTGCCTAGTTGAATCCTCCGTGATGACAGCGGGTGGGGGCTTGCTCTCACCCTCACCCGCTGGCGACCGACCGAGAGTAAACAACCTACAAATCAACCTTCAAATAGTGAGACAAAAATAAAATGTCAGGCATTCAAGACTTCCATGAATTTTACGACGACTTCAACGGGACCGTAGCCACGCTACCAGCGTCTGCTGACCCTGCAACTCCCTGGTTGATTGATGACACTTCGTCATCAGGCACTCCGACCTACACCAAGGGCACCAGCGTTGCAACTTTGACTTTGGCAGCGACCAACGAAATTGAAAACGTTTGTCTGCACTTCGGCGATGCACTGGACTTCGACATCGATGATATCCAGCGTGTCGATATGCGTGTGAAAATCGGAGCCTCTGCGTTTACCAGTGGCTCGATTCTGACGTTTGGCGTTGGCTCTGCGCGAGCAGACGACGCGGACACAATTGCGGCCAGTGCGTTTTTCAAAATGGTAGGTGCTAACAGTACCAGCTTGGTCTATGTCGAAAGCGACGACGGAACTAACGAAGTTGCAGCCACCTCCAGCGGCACAACGCTTGGGACCACGTTTAAGCGATTTACCATCGACTTCAGCGGCGGCAAGTCTAACGTCAAGTTTTACATTGACGGCCAGCGGGTTGCAGCTTCGCAAACGTTCGACATGTCAGGCTATAGCTCTGGACTACAGCCAATTGTCCAGATTCAGAAGGCGGCTAACACCAATGCCGATTCGGTCGTCGTGGATTACGTCAAAGTAACTGCACGCCGAGCCTAACCATGTCGCTTCGTGACGCTATAGCAGACGACGCCGCTGCTGTCTTTTTAGACACAGCGGCTTTTGCCGAAGAGGTAACGTATTGTCCACGACTGTTTCAGCAGGGCGATACGCGGCCAGATCGGACGATCAATGCTGTAGTGATGCGAGAAACAATGGCAACCGTGGCAGAGGATGGCGGGGCTACGGTCCTGCCAGTCTTTGAAGTTCACGTTGCTAACAGTGCCACGTTAGGTATTAGCTCGACGGAATTAGATACGGGTGGCGACCAGATCGAGTTTGCTGCGCGTGACGGAATGGACGCTACCAAGCGGTCAATTGTTAGGCTTGTCACTCAAGACCACGGAATGTTGGTGCTGGAATGCCGCTAGATGTGCCGGTCGACGAAGCGATAACTGACGACGTTGTGACGCTGTTGGAAGATGAATTGACGGACCTTGAGATAATTCGGCAAACCAATCAGGTTGACGAGTGGACGCCAAAAAACGATCAGATGGTAATTGTTCGTCATGCGTTGGAGCGACTACCGGAAATCGATTGTCCAGGTAATCCGCCAGCGATTGGTTACGAAATGGTTTTGCATTTGCGTTTGCACGTTGTGCAAAGCGAACACGACACTGAGCCTATCGACAAGCTCATGAGCATTTTGTCTGCAGACGTTCAAGCGGCAGTGTCGCAAGCGGCAGGCTGGTATCACTGGGACGGTAAAGCAATCGATTCAGAGTTTGGAAGTTTTGAGCGGATATCGACAGACACAGGCTTTGCCGCTGCACTGCTACCGCTTCGAGTGCGATATCGAGTTAGCGAAAACAACCCCTACGAATCAAGGCTGTGAGCAATGCTGAACGTGCATTTAGACAAGCAGTCAGTCGCGGCAACTCGCAAGATACTTGAAGACCTTGGCGAAAGCTTTGACAAGGCTATCAACGTCGCGATCTCTAAGACCGTGAAGAAAGTAAAGACGCAAGCCAGCCGCAGACTAAGGCAGGTTATTGCAGCACCGACAAAGGTACTCAAGCGAGCAGTCACACGCGGCAAAGTTGGCAAGCGATCCAATGTTGTTTCGGTCACAGTTTACTTGCAAGCTGGCCATCCAATCCCACTAAAATACTTCAAGCCGACATCACCGAAAAAAGGCAAGTTGGGTGTGATTGTCCAAGAGTTCGCCGGAACACGCCGACGCATTCCAGATGGATTTATGAACGACAAATGGGGCAAAAGCGTTTACAGGCGAGCCGGCAAAGAACGGAGACCACTTGACCTACAGCATGGCGTTAAGCCTGGCGACGTTATGCAAAGTCACGGAATAGACAGAGTTGCAGTCTCAGTCGCTAACGAAGAACTCCCAAAACAACTCAAAGAGCGAATCCGCTTTCTGACAGTTAAGGCACAAGACAGATTAAGGAACCAAAAAAGTGCTACGTAAAAAACGACTGATTGCCATTAAGCATGAAACAACTCCAGGCACGGCCATTGCATTAGCTAACGGTGATGCAGCTTTCAATGCCTACGACATAACGATTACCCCAAATATCAACGTTG